CTAAAATATAGTAAAGAAAAATATAAAGCAGATAAACATATTGATAAAAATAAAATAAATAATAATGATGATAATACAAACCTTAAACCAATAGGTTCATATTATTCTAAGGGAGGGTGGTTATTTCATGACGATATGTGTTGTAATTTAGATTATGAAATTATATTTATAGAACTAGATTATAAAACAGTTTATCGAATTACTGGTAAAGAACAATACGCATCACCGCGCTCGAATTCTATATACAACAATGTATTATCGAAATTTGTAAAAAAATATGGACGAATGAGTGGAAAAAATTCATGTGAACCATTTTGCATTGATTATGACACAGAAAAAGAATGTAATAATGTAAAGACTGGTTGTGGTTGGGTATCTAAAGATAATAGACCACCCTCTTGCTACACAATTAATAAATGTGAGAAAAATTCAAAAGATAGGAAAACATGTAAAAATAATAAAAATTATGATTGCCATTTCTTTCATAAATACAAGTCAATAAATTGGAGTCCTCTATATAAAAAATATAATGGCTTTGCTATTTATCCATATCCAGAACTTAATATGATGAGAAGTATAAAAAATCAAGTAGATTTGTTCTTCTTGTTATCATATGATGTTGAAACACTAGTTTTGTGGGACCATGCACCAGTTATTAAATATCGCAATTTAGGGACAATTCGAGATATTATTAAAAGTTCTGGGTATAAAATTAAGAAAAACCAAACTCATTATAAAGATTTCCAATCCATATTCATAAAAAATTTAATACAAAAAATAAATGCTGAAAATACATGATTATTCTATTAATCCTATAATTTATGTTTAATGGAACATATGTTTAGATGCTAGATACCTTGTATGAAATTATATTTTTATTTATTATATTTACTTACATCAGATTGTGTTGTGCTCCAAATATTTCTTTGTTTGACTAGATCTTTATTATAACAAAACCAATTATCTTTTCCTTGTATTTCAGCCCATTTTTGGTCTAAAGCCCAATGTTCGAACCCTTTACTTGACATATTTTTAGGAGACATATTATTATTACAATGATTAAATAAATCTAAAATATGATTAACATACTCCTTTTTAACAATATACGCTGATGCCGTTGTTGCTGATTTTAATTTTTCAAGTTTTATAGGAATGCTTTTGCTTTCTGCTTGATAAACCAATCCTAAATCTATAGGTAATGTTTTTTTATTATTATTATTATTATTATTATTATCAATAATTTTATTAGCAGTTGCCAACATAACAACATTCCAATTAGGATAATGACTATCAAGTTCATTTAAAGATTTATTAATGACATCATTTATTGTTTCTGGAGACATATCTAATTCGGCGTCATCTTCTAAAATCAATACTCTATTCCAATTATTTAATTTAATCATATTAAGAGCAAGAATGTGAGATTGAATACACCCTTTATGCCCGTTTTTAGGCATATAAACACCGCTTACTTTATAGACCCTACTCATATCTGTATTTAATTTTTCTAATTCTTTCATTAATAATTCTTTTCTGTCATTTCTGTCTTCTAAATTAATATAAATTATTGCGTCTAGTTGATTAATACCCTTTTGTTCTGTAAAAAACCCCTCCAAGCTATGGCGACTTAGTAGATATACTAGATATACTAGAATACTTACTAATAAAACCAACCCTATTATTTCAATATTAGAGTAAATGTATTTTCTTAATGTCATTTTAATAATAGATTTGAGAATTATTATATTTATATCTAATTATATTTTCATTGGAAAATAATAAAAATAGAATATAATAAAAAATGGTAATTATTTTTAAAAATTGATTTTTTTTACAATATATCTTATGATTTTATAGATTTCAACTTCGAAATACTATCTGTTAAAATGGAAATGCTTGATTTATTATATCAGGAATTCACCAAGCAATTTAGACAAAATAGTTATAATTCTATAATTAGTAGTATTTTAGTTGAAAACAGATATGGGTTTTTACGAGAAGACCAAATAGAAAAACAATTTATAATAAAATTATTTGGTAGGACTAGATATCCAGATACAAGGAAATATGTGGCAAATTTTATTAAAACAAATAGAACAAAATTTGTTATAGAGTTTGATAAAACCGAAGAACAAAATTTAGTTTATCAATTAGACTTTAATAAATTATCTAGTGAAAAGGTATCAAGGACATTTAGTTGTCTAGTAAAGCGCGCAAAGGATAATATTACTTATTGTGAAGCATGTGGTATATCGGAGAAATATAATAAAATGGAATTAGACCATTGGAGAGCATACTCAAAGCATAATTTAGAATTAGGTAGCCGTATATCATCACTTTCAAATTGTGTAAAATTATGTATTGCTTGTAATCAAGTAAAGAAGGATAAGCCGTCATATATACTAGTAGAAAAAGGAAGAATGAAATATAATAATTGGATTTTATTAGAAAAAAAGATGTATTATGAGGGAAATATGATAACACCCATAGAATATGAGTATTCGCTATATTGTAAATAATAGATAATAGGTATAATAATAGATAAAATAATAGGTATAATAATAGATAAAATAATAGGTATAATAATAGGTATAATAATATATAAAAAAGAATATATAAAAATGTAAAAAAAGATTATATTTTTTATTTTTAATTTACTAGATAGATTATTAAATTTTGATTCAAATCACTTTCCTTCTTCTGTAAATGCATCACATGTATATCCTCTATCACAATGCTTACATTTGTAATAGGATACTCCATCAAATGTTCCTTCATCGTTTAATGAATTATCAACCATAAAGTAAGCGGGATTCTCATCTACATATGGAGGATTGTGGATTGAATTTATTTGGTTTTGGTTTTGTTTTTGTTTTGTTTTTCCTTAAATTACTTATTGTTTCTTTTGTTGGTTAGCAGCGTGTTTTGCGCGTAGACGGTCTCGTGCTGCCATTCCTCGTGTGGCATTATTGACGCGGTTTTGCTGTGCTTTGTCGCCAGTTTGTGCTGCAACTTCACGAACATCTTGGGCGCTTTGTTGTCCCATCATTTGTTGCATAATATTACCCATACCGCCATTTGTCATCATTTGAGTGGTTGCCTTCATTAATTCTGGTAATTTACCGCTACCCATAACTTTACTCATAACATTAGCAAAATTGGGATTTTGGTCATTTGGGTCAATACCAATACCCTGTAATTGCCGAATCATTTCAGACATTGGATTTGATGCATCCGATGAAGCACTATTAGTTGCGTCTGACGTTTCTTCTGTATTTTGTGCATCATCACCATCGGCATTAGTCGCACCTACCGAATCTTGTTTAGGTGGCACCATACTTTCCATGGCCTCTTGCATTTTTGACATATCAAGTCCCATATTTTCCATTAGTTTTTCGGGATTTGACATTAAATCAGTTAGTCCTTTCATCATATCGCCAGTAGCCCCATCTCCTCCAAGATTAAACATATTTGCTAGATTACCTAAACCACCAGCCATATCTAGCATACTAGCCAGCCCACCTCCACCTTCTTCTACTTTAAGGTCATCATCCTTTTTAGTTTCAATTGGGTCTGGGGTATTAATGACTCCGCCAACCTGACAAAGAAGTTCAAGGATTTCGTTTTTGCTAGGGATTACTTTACGTCCTAGAACACTTAAAAGCTGTAAGTATTTCCAAATGGCTTGTTTGTTATCGGGGGTTGCAGTTTTCCAAATCTCATTGAAATCCACACCTTCAAGTAAAAAAAGTTGTCCCTCTTCTTCGAATAAACTTACGTCTTTGGCTCCAATTTTAGCTAAATGCGAATTCACTCTAGCAATAAAGTATTTTGAATAAATATCATTTTTTTTATCACCCTCTAGCAGTGGCCTATATACCTCTAGCAACGGTTTCTTTGTCTCTGGAAACTGTGATACAAGCTCATTCGCAAACTGAATTAAATAATAATTGAAATAGTCTAGATGTGTTTTCTCCATATTTAATTTGATTTAATTTAATTTAATTTATTTGTAAATAATTTATACTAGAATGATATTATTAAAAAATAAATTAAACTTGGATAAACTTGGACAAAATAATATAAAATTGACTAAAATTGACTAAAATTGAAATATTGTAAGTATTAGTGTATATTTCACACACACACAGACAGAAACCCCGCGTTCAGTCTAACCGCCAAGATGCAACCCCCGAAAGCCCCATCCCCTAAAGACCAAAGATACACTTTGCTCTTTCATTCTCACAAGGGGGGTGATGATAAAGACGACACGCTTGCGAAAATGTATTATAAAACCAATGTTGTAGCTGGCCTGGAAAGAAGTATTGATGGAGCCTCTGTGCGATTGCGTGATAAGACTACCGCGTTCAACAACAAAAAGGTTGAATTTGATGGTTTGTCTACTTGCGACCGAGAAGCATTGGACTTGCACTTCAAAAGTTTGAAACTTTTGTTTGACAGCAAGAACCACCAAAGTTCCCAGTGCGACTTTTATAGGGGCTTGAAGAACCTCCTCACAAAGCGAGGAAAAGTTTGCAAGTAAGGCTGCGTAATCAGCAATACACAAGAGCCACTCCAAAAAACACAAAAAAAAAAAAAATTTTTTTTAGATTACTAGTATAGCTTCCGACGTCTGAATAAATATTTTGTACTAGAACAACATTATTTACAAATAAGTAAAAAAAATGATAAAAATAGTAGAAATTAACAAAAATTGAAATATTGTAAGCATTAATATGTATTACACATACACACGTACACATACACGTACACAATGACTGACTCACGCGAACAAGAAAGGGCTGAGCGACGCAAAAAAGAAATGGCGGTCTTCAAAGAGCGGTTTGGTGAGGAGCCCGCTTCTTCAGTTGTAGAGAAGTACTTGAAGTGGCACGCCAAAAACCAGGGCGGGTTTGGTTCCAGACAAATTGCGAAGAGTTACGAGCTGATATGGATAATAATCCTCCCTACACAGGAGGATTTTTGTAAGGAATGTTATCCTCGTTCGTTAAGTAGTTGAGAATCACTTAAATTGCAATTGAGTAGGCAATCATATTAAAAGAAAAAAAAAAAATTTTTTTGTACTAGAACAACATTATTTACAAATAAGTAAAAAAAATAAGTAAAAATCTAATAAAAGTGACTAAAATTGAATTATTGTAAGCATTAATATGTATTACACACACACACACGTACACACACACACACGTACACATACACACACACACAATGGAGGACCCGCCAGATCAGACGAACCTGTTTTTCGGACCCCCCAATCCCCCGCAGCCCGGGTATGTATTCGAGGCGGACGAGTCCGAAGACGAGGGATTCGAGGCGGACGAGTCCGAAGACGAGGGATTCGAGGAAGAGGAGTCCGAAAACGAGG